AAAGAAAAATTTGTTACATTTAGAATCAGAAGAAACTCCAGATACTTGGGATGAACAAGTAGTTAGAGATGAAGCTGGTAGATTATTAGTAGAGAAAATTATGACAAAATCTCAAGTAGTTTTATTTAATGGATATGGTCGTGTTCTCGGTCTTGCATTTGGTAGATATATTATTGCACCTGCACATTTGTGTAGAGGAAGTAGTACATTTACTTGTGAGATTGATGGCAAATCACATCATTTAAAAGAAATTACAAAAGATATTGGTAAAGATAGAATGTTATTAAAATTACCGCCTTCAGCACCTTCATTTTCAATGACTGCATATAATAATTTAGTTCATAAAGAAGATATTCAATCAACCATCTTTAATGCGGATTCTGCTTATCAAATTCTTAGAGTAAGTCACAAAGATTTTAGTCTTCATTTTCAAGAAGTAGATGTAAATTTTAATATTGCTAGGGAAATGTCAACTATCAACTCTGTCCAAGGAGCTGAACAAGTTTTTCATGAACCTTTTGAAATATTAAAAGTTAAATCTTTAATGATGACACCAGTACAAACCATTAGTGGTGACTGTGGTGGTGCTATCATTATGTCTTCGAAGAAAGCGGCGAATAAAATCGTTGGATTTCATAATCTAGGAAGTGTAAATAAGAAGAATCCAAATAGAGGTGTAATTATTACAAAAGAAATTATTGATGACATGATTAGTAAAGATAAATCCCTTCAGGAACCAGAAATTATAGAAGATTTTATTCAAGAAAGTTTTGTAGAAGAACATCAAATTGATAGAAATTCTGCTTATTCTTTGGAAAATGGTGTTATAGATATTATGGATAACTTACAAGATGAAGGACATCCCACGATTCCTACTACTGGTGATATCGAATATGTGGGAGCGTATAAATTTTATGCGCCCCCAGGTAATCCTACCACTTTAGTAGAACATGCGTTGTTTGAAACTTTTCCAGTTACTAAAATACCTGCACCATATTGTGAAGAAGAAGTAGAAGATCCTTCAAAATTATTAAAAGATAACTATGCTAAACCTAATATTTTGTATACTCAATTAAATAAATATTCAACAGAATTTATACCAATAGATGGAGTTTTAGATGATTTAGATGATATGCAAGAACAATTAGTTAATTTATTTACTCAAGAAATGAAACATGATGATCTTACTAAAATGTCCGAGTTGGAAGCCCTCAGCGGACGACTCGATTATCCAGATTCAAAACCTTTAGATCTTAAAACTACCTCTGGTGAACCTTGGTCCAAACTCGGGTTTTCTGGTGGTAAGAAGAAAAATGCATATTGTAAACAACAAATTCATGAATCTGGTAGGAAATTATATACTATTGATCGTTCTAAACAGCATGGACGAGATTTGGATTGGGCTATCCAACACAAAGATCGTTACTTGCATCAAGGTAAAAGAACTTTATCATTGTGGAAAAATTGTTTAAAGGATGAGACTCGTCCTATTGCAAAGGCTAAGATTGGTAAAACTCGATTGTTTACAGCAGTTCCCTTAGATACAGCTATCCTTTCTAGAATTTATTTCGGTAAGTTCAAGGAAGTATGGCAGTCTAAGAGAGTTAACTTGTATCATTCGGTTGGAATCAATCCTATGTCTTTGGAATGGACAGATCTTGCTAACTATATGTCTAGTAGAGGTCAAGATTTTTATGACGCTGACTTCGGTGCTTATGATGGACGTTTACGCCCAGAATTCATGGAAACAGCAGGTAAAATCGTGGTCAATACTATATGTAATGTTACAAATTCTTTAGATGATAAAATTGCAATGACCACCCTGTGGGATGAGTATATAAGAACTTATCAGATTAGTGGACGTGATGTTCATTTAGTAAAACATGGAAACC